CGGAGAGGTCATCGCGCCCGACCAGGTTCCGCTGATGTCCTACAACGAGCTCGCCGGCAAGGCCCGGTTCCTTGGCTCCCGCGTCATGGACCGCGCGGCGGAGCTCGTCAACCACCCGTCCGCCCACGTCCTGCTGACGCCCAAGGATCTCGTGTCGGTCGGCAACCTCGCCCACCGCTTCGCCGCCACGGAGGAGCAGCTCCGGGTCAAGGCCCGCGGTCAGGACGCCGAGGTCATCAAGGCCGTGTTCATGGCGAGCGCCGGGCACATCCCGACCGGGCGCGACGAGACGGAGGACGTGGCCGACATGCGGGCCGAGGTCGCCGAGGAGCGCCGGCTCCTCACGGAGCGCGCGCAGGCGTGACGCCAGCACAGCTGCGCGCCTATCAGGAGGCGCTGCGGGACATCCCCGCCCGCCATCAGGCGTGGCTGCGCTCGGGCGACATCGAGCTGTGGGCGTACTACGGCCTGGGGATCGTGCTCAACGACGCGCAGCTCGAGAAGCTCCGCGAAGTGCTCGAGTGGCCGCCCGGGTCCGTCCACGTCTGGCGCTGGGCGAACCGCACCGGCAAGACGACCGGGCTCGACATCCTCCACGGCTTCGCCACCTGGTACAAGTGGCGCTACGAGAACGACGACGAGGAGGCGTGGTATCGCTACCCGTACAAGACCCTCCACGCCGCCCCGCTCAACGAGCTCGCCGGCAAGGCGTGGGAGCTCTGGTCAAACATCATCGCGCTGTCGGCTGACCAGCAGCGCAACCCGCTGACGAACCGGATGCGGGAGGCCGTCCTGCTGCCGTTCTTCGAGACGGCGATCATGCGCGACGCGACCGGCGTTGACCGCCCCGTGCTGGCCGTCGCCAACAACGCCCGGGTGGACTTCCGCAGCACGCAGGGCGGCGCCAGCCGGCTCGAGTCCGACGCCTGGTGGCTGATCGATTGGGACGAGTTCCCCCGCCAGCAGCCGTCGGAGGACATCCCGATCCTGTTCGACCAGACGCTCCTGCCGCGCTCGTCGGACTTCATGGCGCCGATCATCCTGTCGGGCACCGCGACGATCGACAGCGAGCACGTCTACGTCGAGCTCGAGGAGCTGGCCGCGAAGAACCCGACGGACTGGAACTTCACGACCGCGGCGCGCTCGGCCAACTTCGCCATGAGCCGCGCCTCGACCGCCCGCCAGCAGCGCCTCTCGATCGACAAGGACGTGGCGGACCGCTCGGTCGGCGGCGGCTTCGGCGGCGGGTCGGGCTCGATGTTCCCGCACTTCGCGTTGAGCAACGCCTTCCGCGGCGACCTGCTGGTGCGCTCCGACCACCCGGGCTCCGCGGCGATCCCGCCGGTCAAGGACGACAAGGACTTCCTCAACCGGCAGCGCGCCGGCGTGGAGTACATCACCCTGTTCGACCACGCGCTCGGGCACGACGACAACGTGCTGATGACGCTCGAGGTCCCCTGGCCGCCGCACCGCGCGTCGCCCGACCTGCCGATCCGTGGCGCCAACATGTACCTGCTTCGGTCGTCGCGCACCTTGACCCCTGACGAGCAGCACGCCTATCTTGTCGGCGAGCACGAGGCGTACCGGAGCAGGATCGTGATCGTGGACTCCACCGGCCCCGGAGGGCTGTCGGTCTACCGCAAGGCAAGGGCCGATGGCCTGCCGGTCGTAGACTGCAACCTGCAAGGACGCGCCGCGAAGTGGGTCACGAACAAGGAGTTCGCCCTCCAAGCCATGCAACGCATGTTCGCTTTCGGGCTCCCGGTCAGCGCCGACGGGTTCATCGAGGACTGGCCCGAGCCGTCCGACGCCTTCGGCCTGTTCCTGTTCCCGGGCATCGGTGATTGGGTGAAGCTGCGACGGCAGCTCGCCGTGTACCGACGGATGGACGAGAAGCTCCGACAGGACGCCGCGATGACGCTGGCGATGGGCGCCTGGTATCTCTGGCGGTTCATCGGCGCGGCGCAGGCGCCCACCAAGCAGCGGTTCAACATCATTGGCCGGCGGCGCTACGGCAAGCCGACCGTTCCGTCTCGGAGGTAGGTCATGGGCTTGCAGCGGACATCCCGACATCGCACGGCGGTCACGGCGGTCATCGCCAACGGCACTAGCGACACGGGCACGATCGATCTCGAGGGCTACGTCCTGGCGGCGATCATCCTGCCGGCGGCGTGGACGACGGCGGCGCTGACGTTCCGGGCCGTGGACGAGCTCAACGTCGAGCACCCGGTCTACGACGACGCCGGCACGGAGGTCACGGTCGCCTCCACGAACGTCGTCGCCAACCGGGCGGTCGTCAACAAGACGATCCTCGAGCAGCTCGCCGCGCTGGGGCGCATCCAGATCCGTTCGGGCACCGACGCCACCCCGGTCAACCAGGGCGCCGAGCGGATCCTCACGCTCCTCCTCAAGTCGTGAACATCGTCGCGCGCTACCGCAGCTGGCAGCTCGGTCGGGCGATGCGCTCGGGCAAGGCGCCCCACGGGCGGGTCGATCCGGTCGGCGACTCCACCATCCTCGCGGTGACGATGCCCTCGGACGTGACGATGCGGATGCGCGTGATCCGCTCTGACGGCTCGGTCGAGGACATGGGCGTCGTCTCCACAGGGTCGGTCAACATCCCGGTCGAGACGCTCGACGGACTCCGCCGGGCCGCGGAGGAGGGCTGACGTGGCTGTCGTCCTGACCAACGGAGGCGAGGCGTGGGCGTCCGGTCGGATGGCCGGCACCGAAAGCGACGACGGGCGGTACGTCGGCTGGGGCACCGCCGCCGGCACGGCGGCGAAGGGTGACACGACCCTGTTCACCGAGACGGGCAGCCGCGTCGCCGGCACCGTGACCGTGACCGGCACCGGCGCCACCGCGAAGTACCAGATCGTCGCCACCCTCACCGCTGGCGGCGCGCTGGCGATCACCAACGCCGGCAACTTCACGCTCTCGAGCGGCGGAACCCTGATCATCCACGGAGATCACGGGACCGTAAACCTCGGGAACGGCGACAAGATCGAGTACACGATCCAGCTGGACCCCGCGTGATGGACAACGAAGGCAAGCTCTCCGTCAAGGGTGAGCTCGGGATCAGGGTGATACGCGCACGGCCTACGCTCCGGTCGAGGATCGCTGATGCGCTGTGGTCAATCCGGTACAGGCTGTGGGAGAGACGACGATGACGCGAGCGATCCGGGTCCCCATTCCGTTCGTGAAGGGCCGGCTGCTGTGGCTGCCCGGGGATGTCTCCGAAGCGATCCGCCCGGACGGGCTGATGCGCGGGCACCTGATGTTCAACGGGCACCTGTCGGCCCGCCACCTGGCGCCCAACGGCTACGTCCGCGAGGAGCGCGATCTCGGCTACGGCGTCGTGACCGACGCCGGCGTGGCCTCGCTGGTGGACTACCTCCAGGCCGGCACCCCGGCGCAGACGCCGAACTACCACGACAGCGGCACCGGCACGAACGCCGCGGTCGTCGGGGACGTGGACTTGCAGATCCCCGCCGGTCCGACGACCCGCGACACGGGTGACATGTCCCAGCCGGCGGCGAACCAGTACCGGACCATCGGCCTGATCGCCTACACCGGCACGCTGGCGATCACCGAATGGGGCCTGTTCTACGACGCCACCCGCGGCTCCGATACGCTGTGGGACCGCCGCGTGTTCGCCGCGATCAACGTCGGCAACGGCGACAGCATCGAGTTCACCTACACGCTGACCATCAACTCGGGCGGCTGATCCCCGTGGCGCGCCTGCGACCCGCCGAGCGCTCCGGCAGCTGGGATGCTCGGCCACGCCGTCGCCCGGGTCCGGCGCCGACCCGGGCGGTGCCGTCCGGGTTCTGGATCACGCCCACGGAGCTCGCCGCCCTGCCGATGTCCGGCTCGCCGTGGTCGCTCGTCGCGGCGCAGTCCAACCCCGGCGTCCTCGCCGACGTGTCGGACCAGAACAGCACGCACGACACGAAAACGATGGGCTGCGCGCTCTACGCGGCGCGCAGCGGCAACGCCACCGCGCGGACGAACGCCCTCGCCGCCCTGACGGCGGCGATCGGGACCGAAACCGGGACCCGGTGGCTATCGGTCGGGCGGAACATGACCGCCTACATCATCGCCGCGGACGTGCTGGGCATCCGCTCCGGTCCGATCTACGACTGGATCGCCTCCTTCAAGACGAAGCTCCTCATGCACGACAACACGAGCGACATGATCCCGCTGCGCTCGGCGGCGTGGTCGGCCGGCTCGAACGCCAACGCGCAGGAGGGCGCTGTCCACGCGGCGATGGCCTGCTACACCGGCGATCGCGCCGAGCTCGATTGGGGCTGGGTGGCCTTCCGCCGCTACCTCGGCGACCGGACCAGCACGCACGCCCCGTTCACATCGAACGACGACACCTGGCAGGAGGTCCCAGCGTACCCCGTCGGGATCCAGAACCAA